ATCAACCTCAGCTAATCCATCAACATCTACAAACACACCATCTGGTACCATTCTCTGTATAACTTGTTGTAGTTTTAACGATGTCAATTGTATCATATCAGCAAAGCTAGTAATACGATTTACTAATGAATCAATACGACCTTGATACATATGTGGAGCAACTATACAGTAGTTCATATTAACCTTAGTTAAATCACTAGTAGGTCTTGTCATGTTCTCTGCTAGTTCCCACTTAAGCATTTCATCAACACCCATTACTTTAGCGCCACTAAATAAAACTTCTATACTTCTAGAAACTCTATCAAAATTATCACTAGGAGGTGGAGCAAAAAAGTCAGGCTTTTCTAAAACTTTTTCTAAACCAGTATCAGTTTTCTTTATTTTAAAAACTTGATCAATATAACTTTTGTATTCAAAGTATAACACTTGAATCATATCATTATTATTGTTAGAACCTCTCATGTATCCTTCTCTTCCTGGATACTTAGCTATTTTAGATAATTGTTCGTCAGTTAAATTAGGAAATTCTTTCTTAAGATCAGGCAATGTTACAGCTTTTATTTCTCCAACATAGTAAATGTCTTGAAAATTAGGATCATTAGTAAACGAATAAACTAAATTAGCAGGATTAACATAGTCTATAGTAACACCTTCTGATTTATTAAAAGTTGTTTTACAAGCTCCAATCCCTATAGTTGTAATATCTTCTGTTAATCTCTTGTTAGTTAAATGATATTTATTAAAATCTAATATATTGTTAATAACTTCTTCCTCAGCAATCTCTACAGACTGCTTATAACTTAACTGCATGTGAACTTCTAGCTCTTCTTTTGACTGAGGTAAGTTTTCTGGATCTAAAGAGTTATATAATGTAGCACCTAAATTTTGTTCAATGCTATCTATCAACGGCTTAGCCATCATATCTTTCATTACTCCATTAGCATAGTTAGTTCTTTGCTTTTGTGAGAAAGGATCTTGAGCGTAAGCTTTTATGTCATAATTTTTAGAAGCTATACCGTTAACAACTATATCTACAAATTTAGGTATAATAGGTACTGGCTTCCAGTCTAAGTTTAAATAAGATAAATCACCATTTATAGATAATTCATCTTTATATTTTTGTATAGGTTGTTCGCCTCTAGCATATAATCTTAATCTGTTAAAATTTTGATAACCACTGTTCCAACGACTATTGTTTATTCTACCACCTCTAAACCATTCATATTCAATTGCTCGCGCAACAAGCAAGCCATATTCCAAGCTTCGCTTTTCCGCCTCAGGTACCACCTGATTAGGAAACGAACTATTAGTACTCGTGTTAATCATCTATTATAATTTTTGATTTATTGCCTTCGTTGCTATATTTAGAAAAATTTAACGTAACTTTTTCTTTTACAGTTTCAGCTGTTGGTCTATATTTATGTTTATTGCAAGCCATTAAAGCTAGTCCAGAACTAATTGAAGCATCATGTTTAGTTCTATTGTTTATATCAAACGCTGCCCAGTCTTCTAGAGTACGTTGAAAATACATAGTACCGTACTGTTCATTGTTAAAACCTACAAAACTATCTATATAAGATTCAATAGCTGCTGCATGAGCTTGTTTAACATCTTCACTTGAATTAGGTATTCCTCCTATTTCTTTTTCAGCAACTGATAATTTATATAATGTTTTATCAGGTCTATTCATAGAGTATTGTCTATAGCCTCTTCTCTTTAAATAATATAATAATCTAGGCTTGTTATTCTCTGCAAGTATAGGCATACCATAAAAATGTAACGCCATAAGAACATCTTCAAAGAAAATGTCTGCAGTTTGAGGTCGTGCTATATATTCTAAAAAAAATAAGTTTGCAGGACAATCATCCATAGTAAATTTAGTTAAACCATGCAAAGATCCTTTAGAACCTCTACCGTCCACTGTTCCTGATATATCATAACTGTCACAACCAAAAGCACCCATGTGTTGATTAGCAGGATGTTTTTGACCGTTTTTAATTATGTATCTATTTTGTTGATCAGCGTTTGGAAACCAAGATACTAAAAATCTACCTTGCTTGCTTGGAGTAAATAAAACGCTTGTATCTTTAATCCCACTTTCCCATTGAAAATTACCCTGAGTTAATACAGCAGAGTGTTTTAAATCTTCATTAAAATCAATTTGTTCGTAGATTTTAGTTAAATTAAATAAGGATTGTTTGGTCTCATCTCTGAAGGCATGTTTCTCTGTACGAGGAAACTGTCTATATAATTCATTAAGTGCATCTGAGTCGTCCTTAAGGCCATCTACTTCATTTTCCCAGTGTTCAATAACTCCGATTTCAATCGGGAATCCATCAGGTCCTTTCTTTTTTTCCTCTGTGGGTGTCTCGAAGACAGGTAACCCATAAGAATCAATGTATCCTTCGTAGTTCCATTCCATAGGAATGAACAAGCTATATAATCCCGAGCTAGTCTGCCCATTGCGGTTTCTTCTGGTAACGTTTGAATCATCGTATAATTTTTTGTAGTTTCTACCACCTTTGTCTAAAGCATTTGATGTTGATCCCATCATACACTTACCAATAATTCTAGAACCTAATCGTAAACAAGTTTTTGTAACCCGCCAGTTGTTTAATATATTGTCAGGTCTTTCCCATTTACCTGATTCGTCGTGTACTAGTAATGCTAGTTTTTCACCATCATAACTGTTATCACCTGTATTTTTCCAGTCAATAGTTGTATCAAGCCCAACAATTTCCTCTATTTGTTCGTTACTATCTAGTTTTCGTCTTGTAAACCTACTGGCTGGAACTCTGTAAGCAAGTTCTGTTTTTGGTCTATCCATACCATCTTGAATTGGTTTGAAGAAAAACGGGTAGTTGACTGAAATTGGTACAATTTTATCGGTAAACATTTTCTTCGCATCAGCCCCTGATTTTGAAAGGACACCGTATCTAGCATCACTAGAGATAGTGGCAAGATTGACAGCTTCGCCCGATGCCATGAATGAAAAACCAGACCGTCTGTTTTTGAGGTAGCACATTCCGTAGCAGCGCTTATCTGCTTTGCAAGCTTCCCAGAATATAAAGAATAATCTGTTTGCTTCTCGAAAGTCTGCTTGCCCAACATCAATTTTGGACCATTGCAAGTACATGTAATGAGTACCAGTAATATAAGTGGCAACACCTTTGTTAGTGAACCAATAACCCTCTTGGCGCCTGGCAAATTCTCTATCAATATATGCATACCATTTTTCTTTAAAATCTTCTGGATATTGTTTCCAATCAAATATAGTTTTTATTTTCTTTAACTGTTTAGGATACTCGTGAGTTGTCCACGTGTCTGCTTCAGTAAAAGTATCTTTTTCTTTTGGTAATGCTATCTTTAAGTTTTGTATTTCATAAATCTCTCCTATCTCACCGGTTTGAGATATAACAATAACATCATATTCTTTATTGTAACCATACTCCCACTTTTTAGATTTATTTAATCTTTTTATTACATGCGGTTTTATGTGATCTATTACTTTGTATAAAGTTTGCTTATACATTATTTAGATCTTCTTTCTGCAAAACCTCCAAAAGCTTGAACCTTAACCTCTTCTTTCGGTTTTTCATTTAACATATCTTCCTCTTCTTTAATACGGTTAAGTATTTCAAAAGCATCGAATATAGCTAGCTTTTTAGTAGCTGCTGCATTTTTTAATCTGTCAGCAGACACATCATCATCTGAATCAATTATAGCTTCTTTAGCAACTTTAATAAGTTCTTCAACAGCTATGTGCCCAGCGTGGATTATGTTCAACTTCGTTTCCTTGACGTTCATACTTAATTACAATATCATTAGATTTCATACAATAAAGACGTTTGCCATCTACGACAAAGTCAAACTCACCAAATGGTTTAAAACCAACTAAATCTTCTTCGTTGATTCCTAGCACTTCTAAGGAGCTATTACCAATTTTGACAATACCAATAAGCTTTTGTTCTAAACCTGTATCTACTTCATTGAAATCTTTAATAGGAGCTAAAAAACATCTGTCACCAAAAGATAACCATTTGTCTTTAGGTTTATATAAATAAACCTGATCTAGCTGCACGAAATACATATTGTCTTTAAAATAAGACTTACTGTTTTTCTCCCTACCTTTCATATCATAAAATCTTCTAAAGACATTATGATGTATCATAATTAAATCACCTTTTTTAATTGGTGTTTTAAAAGCTTTAGGAATAGAAATAACTTTAGCAATATTATTAACAGCTTTGAAACTTTCTATCTTAGTGTTAATTATAAGGCTTTTGTCACCTACTTTTACGTCATTAGAATATCGCTGGCCTACTGGCTCAACGATAAAATCAAATAGACTGTTCACTAATATTCTAAATCATACTCAACTGATATTGCCATGTTAGAATTAAACTTCTTCCACGGCAATACCTCGTCTCGTTTTTTGATAAAAATATTATAAGAATTATCTTCTTTATCAGAAAGTATATGTGAGATTGTGTGACCACCATATACCGACTGCCCTATCGAGTAGTGCATAGCATCAGTTTTATAGTCAGAACCAATACTTATCTTTCTAATAACTGAAGACATTATTTCTTATCTTCTTCTTTTTCAATAGGTGTGAATGTTCCATCTTCTAAATTAATATTGATAGATCCATATTCTTTCTCTAATTCCTTTTTGAAGTCTTCAGTCTTTTTGTTTTCTTCATGGAACTTTCCTAATACTGCGGATTTTTGGGCTTCTAAGAAACCAACTTCATTTAAGATCTTGTTAAGTTCTTTCTGAAAGCCTTGAATCTTTTCTAATTGGTCTTTGGTAATTAATTGTTTTGCATCGCTCATTTTAATAAAATTTAATTATTGGTTATTGATTTGAATTTTTCGACTCCTCGCGAGCCAAAGTAAGCTACATAAACAGTTATTAATAGTGATTTTAAAAGGTCTATCCATCCGCTGTTTATACCGAATGAAATATCAAACCCATCTAATAGAATAAAAATAACAACGGATACTGTTAAGAATATCAGAGTCATTGGCCGTGTGTTTTTTGAAAGCCAAGAATCTGATTTCATATCGCTGTCCCATCGTTTTGATATTTCTTGTAATTCTATAGTGTCTTGCTCTAATAACATAAGAGCAGTTTCTTTGTCTTGTGGTGGTAGATCTGGATCTTTTTCTATAAGATTTTTGACCATACCTAATGCACCTTGATCGGGCAATATATTACTAATCACATTTATAATACCTGATTTACCTAGTAAGAATTTACCTACTTTAGTATCTTTGAATTTTTTCTTAGGATTTGGCATAAGCTTCTTTTTCCCAAGGAAGATTTTTAGCACCTTCCTGCATTTTTGCTCTTGAATATGTCTTACCCTTCCAGTAGACAGCACTGTCATCATAATCTAAATCACCTCTTTTCATTTGATCGATGTGTATAGACTCATGACTTATAACGTCTTCTATCTGTTTAGGATCTTTAATATCTTTATTTATTATAATGGTTCCATTATTATTGGCTTTACCTAATACACCTTCTTCCATACTTACATTGTAAATAGGCGTGCTATCGTAAGAATATGGAGGGTTATTGAGTTTAAATGCCATTATTTTCCAGGAAACATTTTATTAAGTTGTTCTTTACGCTGTTGGCAGCCACAGGGTATGTTTAAACCCTGTGACACTGCATCAACAACTTTCTTAATACCAGTTGCTCTAGTGAAAGACTCTATTTTATCACCTAAGCCTTTGTTCATTACGCTTGTACGAATGATCTCCAGTACATTCTGTTTGGTCCACCATTAGCAACAGTTTGCTGATCAAAACCTAATATACATTTTGATTTAACACCACCTGGGTTAGCAGTTAGTGAGTAGTTAAGCGCCTCTTTTAAAGGTGCTCCAACTGGAGTTACTGGAATATTACCAGCTCCTGTAGCAGCTCCTGTGTCTTTGATTGAAGCAACTAATGTAATAATATCAGCAGCACCTACTGGTGAGTCTAATAATACTGTTAAAGTACTTACATCTGTTTGAGTGATTTCAATGATTTTATCTACATTGATTAGGTGTTCTCCTTCTCCAAATTGAGAAGCTCCTGCAACACCACTGTTTGTGTTATCAAGCACGTTGATAGAAATAAATTTTGCCATTTTTTTAATTGTTTAATTTGTTAATTTGTTAATTTGTATTTA